TGAATTCAACCATTCTTGCGGCTATCAACGTCAGTGCCGGCACTTATATCTTTCTCGCAATCGCTTAAAGGAGCAAATCATGGAAATTCGTATGCGTAACACTGGTCAATTGATGACATCAGATGAATTCAACCGAGTTGTCTGCACATTGCCAATCACACCAGATGTTTTAAATCAACACAACGCCGACCCAGTTTTGGAAGGTCCATACCCATCAGCCGGACGCTACCAGATCGTGGTGCGTGATGGCGTGACTAATGTTGATGGTCAATGGTATACCTTCTACAAACTGGTTGATCTTGACGCAGATGGTATCGCTGCTAAAGATGTGGAACAAGCCAAGAACGTGCGCCAAACCCGTGATGAAAAATTAAAGGCATTGGACTGGACTCAAGGCAAAGACATTGCTGACTCAGTTAGTGGCCCTGCTGCTACCCTGCGCCAAGCCTTGCGCGATGTACCTACGCAAGCTGGCTTCCCTTGGGACATTACTTGGCCTGATGCGCCCTAATCACCAAGAAACTTTTGGGGCCATAAATTGATCCGCTCAGCATCCTTTTTGCAGCTAACGCTTGCGTTGCCGCTATCAAGCAGGGGTGCAAACTCTATAAAGACGCCAAAACGTCTTTCATGGAAATCAAGAAAACTGCTGATGAGGTTGTCTCAGATGTCAAAGCAGTCAGAGGATTCTGGGCAAAGCTCTTCGGAACGCCCGCCTCAAGCCCCAAGCCTGTGGCGAAAAAGAAGGAAGCCTACGTTGCCGTTGACGAAACCCAAGTCATGGCAGACATCGTTACCCAGCTTTCAACGTTCTTTAAGTTGCAGGAACAGCTTGCTGACCACATAAGGGAAGAGGAAGAGAAGAGCAAGAATGTCTACGACCCTGATGCTAACCTAATGGAAGCCGCCCTGAAGCGGGTAATGGCTCAAGACCAGATGGCTGCGTTGGAGGTGGAGATCAGAGAGGCAATGGTGTACGGCGCTCCTAAAGAGATGGGGGCTTTGTATAGCAAAGTTTTTGATATGCGCGATGTCATTAAAGTAGAGCAGGACAAGGCAAGGAAGAAACGGGATGATGAGTCATGGCAACGCAAAGAGGAGGAGCGGCTCCTAAAAGAAAGGCAGGCGTATCTGCTGGCGACTTTCCTATTCCTCCTATATATGTGGTTGCTCCTCGGCCTCTTGCACAGGATTGGGAGATAGTTGTGGGCTGGATTGCTGCTTGTGTTCTTGCTGTGTTACTGCTTCCGCTCCTTGGGATGTTGTACATGGACGTGCAGCAAACAAAGCACGAGGCCAAACAGCAGATAGAAAAAATGGAAAAAGTACGCAAAGAAGTTGAAAAGGAAAGGAAGAGCCAGAATGAGTGAAGAAAAAATACAAGCAATGGAAAGCAAGGGCGCGTTGATTGAGAAAATCACGTTTGCTTTGTTGCCTTTATTGTTTTCTTGCGTTGTCTACCTTATGTCTGCGCTGTCCAATCTAGCCCATGAGGTGACCATCCTTAACAGCAAAATTAGTTTAGTGGTGACTTCAGACAATAAGCAAGCCAGCAATACAGGCGCTGAGTTGGCTAGGGAAAAGTTACGCCAAGACCTTGAGAAAGAGATTCAGCGCAATCGAGACCAGATTGCTGAGAACCGAATGCACATTGCCATCTTGGAAGAAAAAGTGGTGGTAAACAAACCTATAAAAACTCTGACAGGAAAGGAATAACATGCTTCCAATAGTCGCATCCCTCCTCGGTAGCCTAGCCCAAAACGGGTTAACACTACTCTCTAGTGCCATCCAAGCCAAGGGCAAAGAGGTGGTAGAGAACACACTGGGCGTGAAGATTCCCGATAACCCAACCGCAGAAGACGTTAGCAACTTGCGCCAGCTTCAGTTTGAGCACGAAGAACGCCTGCTCGAGCTGGGTATTGAGAAGGCAAAGATGGAGCTGGCTGAGTTGGACTTGTTGGCAAAAGCCGCTCAGAACGATGCTGACAACATCACAGACCGCTGGCAAGCGGATATGTCATCTGACTCTTGGCTGTCCAAGAATATCCGTCCTATGAGCCTTATAGCCATCTTTTTGGGGTATTTCTTGTTTGCCATGATGTCAGCCTACGGATTAAACGCAAATGAGTCCTACGTTACCTTGTTGGGTAACTGGGGAATGCTCATTATGGGTGCATATTTTGGTGGTCGCACAGTTGAAAAGCTGGCAGAAATGAGGAAGAAATGAGCCTAAACACCGAACAAGCCGCATTCCTGCTGGATGCCTGCAAACTGATTCAATACGCCACTGACCAAGGTTTTGTGGTGACCGGTGGTGAATTGGCTCGGACACCTGAACAACAAGCTATTTACTTCAAAACAGGTCGGTCTAAGACCATGAACTCTATCCACTTGAAGCGGTGCGCAATCGATTTGAATTTCTTCAAGGATGGGAAGATAATTTGGGACAAGGAAGTGCTTGCTCCATTGGGCGCATTTTGGGAAACATTGAACTCCAAAAATCGTTGGGGAGGAAATTTCAAATCACTCGTTGATTGCCCTCATTTTGAGCGCAATGTTGGATAAAGGGACGACGCAATGACCACACCATCATGGGTGATGACTTATGACAGCCTGAACTACTACGTTCTGCAATATTTGGAGCGTTCTGATCAGGCAACGATCAATGCTGTCCCAACATTCATCACGCTGGCTGAATTTGAGATTGCTCAAGAGATTAAAACCTTGGGTCAGCTTCAGATTGCAGAGTCCAACATGTCGGCAGGAAGCCCTAACCTGCCTAAGCCAGCACGTTGGCGCAAGACAGTGTCTATGAACTACACCGATGCAAGTGGAAACAAGAATCCTGTTTTGCTTCGCAAGTATGAGTACCTGATCAACTACTCGCAATCTAGTGCGACCACTGGCGCTCCCTTGTACTATGCAGACACAAGTTGGGACTGGTGGTATATCTCTCCAACGCCTGATCAAGCATATGCGTTTGAAATTTTGTATTACGAACGAATCCAACCTTTGTCTTCAGAAAATCAGACTAATTGGTTGACGCAGAATGCACCCAACGCCATGTTGTTTGGCACCTTGTTGCAAGCGATGCCTTTTCTTAAAAACGACCAACGACAGATATTCCAACAGAAGTACATGGAGGCAATTAAGTCTCTAAAGACTGAGGATGTATCTAGAGTTGCAGACAGACAAACAATTGCAGTGGACAGCTAATCATGCCTACATATACCAACCCCTACACGGGCCAAACCCTCAACCCATCACAAGTGGGTTATGAAAGTCTTACGATCAGTTCAGACACCACTCTGACTTGGCCTATAAACGGTACTACCACAGGTAATGTCGTAGCTAACATTATTGAAGTAACTGCTACTGCGGCAAACTTAAAGTTGATTCTTCCAGCGGCAACGCAAGTTTCCAATGGTCAAGCAATCATCATCCGAAACATAGGGGGTAACGGTAACTACGCATTTAATGTCGTTACAAGTGTTGCCAATACTGTCATTGTCAACATTCCCTTATCGGCATCGAGCACAGTATCAAACACCTATTACATTTATTTAACAAGTAATTTAACCCAAGACGGTACATGGTCCAACGTCGCCATGGGTATTGGTACTTCATCCGCGAGTGCGGCGACATTAGCTGGTTCTGGTCTTGTAGCAATCAGTAATACGTTAAATGAATCTATACCAGTTACAACTTTCTCTTCTAACTACACATTCATTAGTTCAGATAGAGCAGACCTTTATACATGGGGTGGTGGTGTAGGCACTGCGACTTTACCAAATCCAATTGCAAGCACAGGAGGCGTTGGCGCAGGCTGGTTTGTCATCGTTAAAAACAATGGTACTGGCATATTAACAGTAGCTGTTTCTGGCGGCGCTATTAAGATTGATCCAGTCTCATCAGGAAGCTCGCCTACAGGTGGCACAGCCTCTGTGCAGATACAAATTGCTAATTCCAGCGTATTTGTGACCGATGGGTACAACTGGTTTACTTATGCATTGGCACAGACCAATGTGTTCAATTACACGCAGTATGTGGCTCCTCTAGATTCGGTGGTTTCTTCACCATTTGTTGTCTCGCAGGCAAATGCCAAAAGCGTAATTCAACAATACCAAGGTGCTCTTGGTCTTAACTTAACAGTGCTATTGCCACAGACTGTGCAGTTGTATTCTTTACGAAACGCAACCACAGGAGCAAACACACTGACTTTTGGTATTGCAAACAGTACTGGTACTGCTGCATTGGGCACTACCTTGGTTGTTGGGGCAAGTCAAACAGTTATTGCAATCAGTGATGGCACCAATCTTTACAACGCTAATTCTTCAGCAGCCAGTTATATAGTTGCTCTAACAGTAGGCAATGGATCTGCAGCAAACCCATCAATCAGTTTTCAAACTGATACAGGAACTGGTTTTTATTTAGCTGCTTCTGGGCAGTTGGGATTTGCAATTTCTGGAGCTAGTGCAGGAACACTGACCTCAACTGGTTTGCGAATGACTGTTGGTGTCAGCGCTGGAGCTTTCTAATGACAACTCAAAAAGTTGCTGTCATACAGGTAAAAGCAGGCATTGAAAGAGATGGCACCGAGTTTGCCTCATCTTCCTATCGAGATGGAAAGTGGGTAAGGTTTCAATATGGTCGCCCACGAAAGATAGGGGGCTATTCAGGAGCTTTTTTAAATTCGCCAGAAATAAGCAGAGGGATGATTAATCAATCCCAAAATGGTCTTACCTATGTAATATCTGGATTTGCAAGTAGTGTTCAAAGATGGGCAATTGCCAATGATCAAGCAATCGGTACAGGCCCACAGCAAATTTATGTCATTGGTAGCATCACTACTTACTCCATCACAACGGCTGGTTTAGGATATGTAAACGCCACTTATACTGGCATATCTCCTGTTACCACTAGCGGCAATGGCACAGGAGCCACATTTACTGTTGTTGTGTCTGGTAATGTTGTAACAAGCATCACAGCGACGGCAAATGGTACAGGTTATGGTTATGGGGACACTTTCACGTTCTTAAACTCAAGCATAGGCGGCAACAACTTATCCACTGTTGCTGTGACAGGTACTGCTGGTCAGTTTTCTTGTGCAAGCACAATTACTCTTGTAGCAAACCAACAAATCATTGTTACAGGCACATCGACAGGAACTGCCACTGGAATTGGACCGGGCACCTATTACGTCATAACTGGCGGAACAACAACTTTTACTTTGTCCGCATCATTGGGCGGGAGTGCAATTACAACTACTGCTGGAACCACAACAGGACTGACTTTCAATCCTGTGACTGCTTTCCAAGGGACTATCAATTCAGTTACTTACTATGGGGTGAATGTTGCTCCATCTAGCAACTACTACCAATCAAATTCAAACACATTATGGCAATGGGATGTTGGCTTTGATTCTGGTGGCACAGGCAACTTGAATTTGATTGGGCACCCCGGTATTAATTTAGCCAACATTGACAGTACTGTTAACACTAGACCTCTTCTTGGAACGCTGACTGGTACCACATTGACTCCTGTCGGTGTGTTTACGGCGACAGGCACTACAACAAATGGATCAGCCATAGTTACTTTTGCAACTACAAATTTGGCTATGGGCGCAGGCGTAACAGTCACAGGAACAGGTATTCCTGCAAGCACGACTATTGTTTCTTCTAACCTAATCAGCAACAACATTACTTTGGCATCGGTTGCTGTTACAGGAACAGCAGGTCAATTTTCTTGTAGTGCTACAACAATTGTTTCTGGTCAACAAGTGATTGTCACAGGTACTCTGACAGGTACAGCATCAGGTATTTCTGCTGGCTCATATTTCATCAGCACTACAAATGGAAGCACAACATTTACCTTGACTCTTCCAAATGGAGGAGCGCTCACTACCACGGCAGGAACAACCGCAGGCTTAACATTTGTTGCGCAAGCAGTTAGCTTATGGTCAGTAACTTTGTCAGCAAATGCCACAGCATCTGGCACTGTTCTTTTGACTTTTGACAACAACATCAGTGTGTCTGGTGGTGTTTGTATGTTGTTCCCATACTTATTTGTGTATGGTAACAATGGCTTGATTCAAAACTGTTCTGCCGGCAATTTTCTTAATTGGACATCTGCTGATGCAAATGCAAACAATGTAGCCTCTACAAAGATTGTCAAGGGCATGGCATTGCGTGGCGGTACAACATCTCCAGCAGGCTTGTTTTGGAGCACTGATTCGGTTATTCGTGTCAGCTATGCGCCTCAAAATGTAGGTACTGCTACTTTGTATTGGCGCTACGACTTAGTTACAAATCAGTCTTCCATCATGTCAAGCCAATGTTGTATTGAATACGATGGAATCATTTACTGGGCGGGTATTGATAGATTCCTGATGTACAACGGCGTTGTCCAAGAAGTGAAAAACACTCAAAACCTTAACTGGTTTTTTGACGGATTAAATGTTGCACAGCGACAAAAAGTATGGGCAAGCAAGATTCCTCGTTGGGGTGAGATATGGTGGTTCTATCCTCGCGGTACCTCTGTTGAATGCAACGATGCCATTATTTACAACGTGCGTGAACAATGTTGGTATGACGCTGGATTAGCTGATGGTGCCAATCGTTCTGCAGGATATTTTTCTGAGGTGTTTCGCAAGCCTATTTGGGCTGGCAATGTGGCAAACAGCACAGGCAACTATACATTGTGGGTGCAAGAGTCTGGGACAAACTCGACGTACTTGAATAATGTTAATGCCATTGAATCTTATTTTGAAACCAATGTTTTGGGTTCTAACATGGGATTAGTTGGAAATCCACAAGGCGCTGGAGAGAATTTATGGACTCGTTTGGATCGTGTTGAGCCTGACTTCCAACAAGCAGGAACCATGAGCATGGTGGTGACAGGTAAAGGCTTTGCGGACGATACTGATATTGCTTCTGATCCTTACAACTTTGATCCCACCACGCTTAAAATTGACCTCAAAGAGCAACGCCGTGAAATGCGTTTGCGTTTTACCAGCAATACAGTGAATGGGGATTACTTCATGGGACGTGTAGTGCTCAATGTTGAGACTGGCGATATTCGCGGAACGGGCAACCCGTGATAGCGTACGACCCTAGAGGCATGACTTGGGATCAGTATTGCAAGCTGATGGAAGAATTGTTTGCATCAAACCAGTTGGGTAATGTGCCAGAAGAGAACTGGCGGCTATGGATTGATGGACTGAATGGTATTGGATACTTTGTGCAATCAGGCGTGCCAGACCATCGTGGGTTTGAAAACTGGCAAGATTGGGCAAAAGCAGTGGCAGGGATTATGTCGATCATGCCAAACTTAGGAACAATGTACTGAGGTAAAAAATGCCAAATAATAGATTAGAAGACTTAGCATCAAAAGGCAGATATGGCGACACTATGCTTGCCCATATCAATCCTCAAGAAGCGGCATTGTTAAAAGCTAGAGGTGGCTCTGGCACTATAAATCCACAAACTGGTTTGCCTGAGTTTTTTGGCCCTATGGGTTTTGAAGCGTACCAAAGGCCGCCTCAAGATGAACCTGTTTTGAGTCAAGCATTCAAACCTGATGCATTTAAAGATGTTGCTGACGAATTAAAGAAAACTCACATTCCACAACAAGGGTTTGGTCTAGGTATACAACCAGCCCGTGATGTAATTTCATCAGAATACGACCAATATGCACAACGCGATTTTAATCCACGCGGTGCAAGTCCAGTCAAGGGTTACTTAATCCCAATTGATCAAACATTTCAAGGTCAACCATTAATTGCTAGATATGACGAAAAAGGTAATTTTAAAGATGTAACGCTTGAATTGGGGAAAGCTCTAACTCCTGACCCAAGTCGGCCTAACATTCAAGCTGTGCCAACATTTAATAGAACTGGTGGAATTACTAATTATGGAGTTTATGATGCAAATGCAGACAAAGGCTTTTTTAGCGACTTTATAAGTGACTTTGGGCCAATGATCCTTGCAGGATTAGGCGCTAACTTGTTTGGTGGTCTTAATTTGCTTGGTGATGCTGGTGCGGCGGCAGGCGGTTTAGGTGGTGCAACTGCAAGCGACATTGCTGCTAGTAATGCATTGGCTAATGCAAATATGGCTAATTATGTTGGCACACAATTTGCCGCAACTGCACCCGGCACGCTTGCTAGTGATCTGCTTGCAAAAGTAAATCTTGATACAAATTATGGTGCTAATACTATAGGAGGCAGTGGAGGTTTACCCCCAACTGACCCTTATACTTTTAATCCTAATTACAACCTATCGTCGGGTTTAGACAAAACTGGAATAAAAGCAACATTAGACCCAACAAGAATTGTTGAGGGGGTAGATTTTTCAATCAATCCTGTTGATTATTCGATCAATCCTACAACGACAGGAGGGCCGGGTCTAAAACTACCAACAATGCCAGCATTAAATTCAATGAATGGCGCACAGGGGTTAACAACTCCCGCATTTGGCGATCCCGGAACAGTCGGCGCTAAGGGACTCACGCCTATAAATGCTGTACCTGATCTTGGCAATCCAAAGTCATTCATCAATGATCCTAATGTAACTGGGCAACCCGGATTAAATTCTGATTTGCCAACAACCAGTCTTCCAAACTTAAAAGATGCTATTGATACGGCAAAAAAAGTTTTAAGTACTATTAAAACTTTAACTCCTACAACACCAAAAGGATCTTCCACACCCACTAGTGGATTGTCTGGTGGCACTACCATTAACATGCCTGCTCTTTGCGGCAGGGCTGATTTTTTGACCACAGGTGGCGGTTCTGGTTATAAAGGTGGTTTAGAAAAATTGCAACAAATCTATAGCGCTGCTCCTCCACCCGAATATTCTCATGAAGCAAATTTTGCAGGGGGTGGTACTGCAGATAAAAACGATAAAGATGAATGCAAAAGTCTTTTAGATATTTGGAAAGATACGTTCTGTTTTAAAAACATTACACCCAAATTTGTGTGCGATAAGCCTGAGTTTCTTTACCATAAAGGTACTTCACAAACCCATGGTCTTAATCCATTGAAACATATTTACAGTTCGATGCAAGGCAGTTACGCCAAAGGTGGCTTGCCTGAAAAGTACCACGCGGCGGCACCCAAAGGGCACAATCCTGAATTCATTACTGGGGTCACAGGGTATTACGCCTGTGGACGTGGCACAGGTCAATCAGACGACATTCCAGCCATGCTTCATGATGGCGACTACGTTATGGACGCTGAGACTGTTTCGGCCCTTGGAGACGGCTCTAGCAAGGCAGGAAAGCACGTTTTAGAGGGGTTTCGTACTCGCATACCCCACAAGGCAGATGGCGGCAGTAATCCAGTCCCAGCAAAAATTGCTGATGGGGAATATGTTTTCCCAGCGGCGTTTGTCACAGCATTGGGTGGGGGGGATAATAAGCGCGGTGCAGAGGTTCTTGATGGACTACGCACAAAATTGCGTGCTCACAAAAGGGGTGGTTCATTGGATAAAATTCCACCAAAAGCAAAAGACCCAATTGATTACATTAAGAAGGCAAAAGGATAAATCATGGCGAACATGCTTCAGTCATCACAGAATAAAACAACAACGGTTCCATCGTTTTATACCGACTACTTAACTGACCTTGCGACCAAGGGAAAAGCGGCTGCAGAAGGCGCATCTTATGTTGGGGAGCAACCTTTACAAACCAAAGCATTTGAGACTGCTAAAGCCAATGCTGGTATGGCTCAACCTGCATTTCAAACAGGTATGGGGTATCTCGGTTGTGCGGCAAACAAGAATATTTCAGGTGCGGCACAACCTTATTTAAATGAGGCGCAGCAAACAAACACTGGTCAATTGGCTCAGTGTTACATGAGTCCCTACATCAATAATGCTGTTCAAGGCATGTCCAATACGGCGATGAGGAACATCCAGCAAAACTTGACACCTCAAGCTAATGCGGCGGCTTTAGGTTCTGGTCAGTTTGGATCTCTTCGTGGTTCACAAGTGACAGGGCAAGTGCAAGCCAATGCGATGCAGGACTTGAACAGTCAAATTGCCAATTTGATGAATACTGGCTATAGCACTGCAATGAATGCCGCAACTCAACGTCAAGCATTGCTAAACCAGTTGGGGTCTACAGCGGCTACAGCTATGACTCAATGCGCAAACGCCAAGCAAGCGGCAGGCTTAGGTATGGGTCAGTTGGGGACAGCCCTCACAAACGCTAATATTGCCTGTGAGAATGCTTTGGCTACGCTTGGTGGGCAACAACAAACTATTTTGCAAAATGCTCAATGTTATAACTTGTCAAAAATTGCCAAGCAGGCGGCAATCTTGCAAGGTGCACAGATTCCAACAGGAGTCAAGACAACTATGTGCATGTCTCCTTTGTCTTTAGCGGCTCAAATTGGCACAGGCGGTTTGGCTGTATTAAAACAATATCCTGATTTGCTTAAAGACATTGGAAACTTTTTTTGCAAGAAATTTCCTACTGACGTTACAAATGTTACGGGTGATCCGGGCTTGCCAAGTGATTCTAAAATTGATACACCAGTACCGGGTCAACCCAATAATCCGGGTGTCAATGAATGCAACATACGCAATTGTTGTACAGCTGACCCACTTTCTGGTGGCGGTATTTGCATGGGTGATATTGTGTATGCACGAGGCGGATTGATTCATTCACGAAAAATTGGCGCAATGGGTTGTTCATCTACACGTCATCGTGGCGGCTTACCTAGAGGTTAATCATGGCAGAAAAAACAATACCTCCTTCAGATCCTCGATATACAGGTGGTCTTGCCAACATGGCAAATATGAATGTTGAAGGAGCAAATCCAGAAGATATTCAAACAATTCGAGATGCTACTGATGAAGCAATCAAAGCTTTGCAAGATCGTTATGCTAATCCAAATTGGTTTAAGGTTTCTGCAGCTTTTGGTAAACCGCAATTGGGTGGTTTTGCGGCTTCACTAGGAAGTGCTGCTGAAGCGTTAGCAGAAAATGTTGAGCAACAGCGCGAAAATATTTTGCCAATAGCAAATATGAAAATTGCTCGCGAGCAACAAAATCTTTTGTTAAATCAAAAAATTAAACAAAGAGATATTTACGATAAATGGCTAGCATCTAAACAACCCATGGATGCAACAACTTACCAAACAATTGCAAGTTTGGGTAATTCAACTGAAATAGCTACTGCAGCCAAGCAATATCTTGATCAAGAACAAAAACGTCTTGAGGTCACTGGTGCTGCCAAAAAACTTCAATATGATTATCCAGAATTGGATAAATCGTTGTTGAATGTAATCCCAGATTCTCCAGAAGCATTCCAAGCGCAGATGGATAAATTAAATAAAGCAAAACCACCTCAAACACAGCCAGAAACTTGGGCTGCTATGACTCCTAATCAAAAAAAGGATGAAATTGCGGTATATGCCGACAAGCAGCGCCAAAAAGGCATGGATCAAGAGCAAATCTCAGAAGACGTTGCAAATTCTTCTATGCAACGCTTAAAGCTTTTGCGCACTGCTCGTGAGCTTGCATCAGATGTAGACATGGCTCCTGTGTTTGCTGTATTGAATAAAGCAGATGCAATGAGCTTAGTAAAGAAAATTACTGACGAAGTTGGCGGTAATTCAGGTGCTGTAATGCAAGGTTTGCAAAATGCCATTCGCTC